TTCTTTGACTAACTCCAAATCAAGGTTTCCTTTTTCTGGTATATTAGGAAACTTCCTTTGATTTTTTTCTGATAACATTTGCTTCATCTCAATAGCCCAGTTGGCCAATACATCTTTGCTATATATTTCACAAAAAGCATCACGTAAGGCTATGGCCATTTTTCTACTGTCAGGTGCTACTACTCCAAAACTGTCATGGATAAGACTAAATGTATCAACACCCATTTCTTCTGCTTTGACTACAGCTAATTGTAATACTGAAGCATCAAGTGAATGTATAAAGTTAGGACATATTGATTGTGCAGTCTTACGTTTATCAATAATATCTGTATCTGTTTGTAAGGATAACTTAATTATACTATCACCCATTTTAGTCTTCACTCTTTTACTTTCCTTTTTGTAACACATCATAGAAATTGGAAGTCCAAGAGGTGAAGTCCACACTACTGGTAAGTTTTCAGAAGCAACTAATTTAGATATATCTTTTAGAAAAGACATAATTTCTTTAGCACCTACAATAACTTCATTTATAGATTGCCATACAATAGGTGTTAACCATTGTGTAGCCTTAAATAAATCTTCACCAAACTCATGTTGTTTTCCACGTTCAACTAATTCTCTTTCAACATGGTCTTCTAAGTATTGTCTACAAGAATACATTGTCAAAGAATATGGTAAACACATCACAGGTTTCTTACAAAGTTTTCTATCTACTCCGTAGTCTAACCATTTTCTAGCTAGTTCATTTGAGTTATCTTTTAATTTTATAATAACTCTTTCTGCAACTAGACCATACACATCAGCAGGTTTATTTTGTGGTACAAGATTAGTTGCTTTACCACCTACTTCATCTCTCATCATAGCTGAGTAATGTTGTAGACCTGAGTTAGAACAATCAGATTGTATAGGTAAAGTAGTAATAAACTTAGCATCAAAATCTGTATTAGCAAAATCTCGATACTCAATACACCAAGCTAAGAAACAAAAAGGTTTATCTGCTTCTGTCCACCATGTGTATTCAAAAGGTTTATTAGCACAGTCAATAAATTTTTGACCATTATCTTCAACCCATTTAGTTCTTATATCTATTTCTTCTTTATCAACCTCACCAAACAAACCTGCACCTGCAATGGCAAAATCTACAAATGCTTCATTGTCTGACATAGGTCTACCAAACTTAAATTTAAGTAATGCTCTTGCATAGTCTGCTGATTGTGGAGACATCAAACTTGACTTAGGATAAATACGACCTCTAAAATCTAATTGATATGGATAATAAAAACCTTCTTCATTAGCAAAATGTTTTGCTTCTTCTATTATCTGTTTAACCTGAATGTATTTAGATTTAGACTTTGCTCTGTCTTTGTAAACACTTTGTGCTTTTCTTTTCCATTCACGTCTTGCTTCAACATTAGTTTGTATGTCAAAAGGTTTAGGTGGAAGCTCCATACTTTGAGGATTAATTGGTAGTTTACCTAAAGGTAAGTCTTCCTCTATACACCTGTTTAATACATCAAAGACTGGTGAGTTAATTACCCATTCAGTTCTTTGCATAATATTAACTGCCTTTGGTGGTACAGGCATCTCATGCCATCTGTTGTTTAGTTCTTCTAAGTATCTTCTATTTGTCGCTTTTATTAGATTGTAATGCACGTGCTATCTCCTCTGGGTTATTAGTGTCGTTGAATTTTTTTCCGTAATATCCGCCCACAAATGGTGACGACCAATCTCTTGGTGGCATTTTCATGGGTAAATACTTGGGAAATAAGGCTTCGTTTTTGATATTAAAGTTTTTAATTTCTTCAATAATTTTTGGTGTAGCTTCAATATAAATAACAGTTTTCTTGATATTTAGTTTCCTATGTTGGTGTTTAATTAAACCCAACTGTTCCATATATCCTATAACTTTTACACCTAAGTGAAGTCTTTGTTCTTTAGTCCAATCATTAAAAGCAAGACCATGTTTGTTCATACAATAAGTCCATACCTTTTGTTTGTATTGATACCTATTAGTATTCTGAGGTACATTTTTACCTGATAGCCTTTTAGCTACATTGTTGTACTGCTCTTTGTGGTCATGTTTAAACTTGGTTATTCTAGCTTCGTGCATTAAACCAGTACCTATTTGGATAGCTAGTTTGTTCATAGTCACTTCATCCGAAATACCATCAATAGTATTCTTCAAGGCTATTAAACTACAAGTATCCCATACGCTTGTACGGTTGTCTAAAAAGACACCATTGTCAAAAGCTGTAGGTGGTAGACATTGACATAGTAATTTAAGAGCAGTTTGGTAATTACCTGCTTCTCCTTTGTCCATGACTTTGACATCATTGTTAATCTTTTCAGACAATTCATTGATGTACTTTTGCTGTAAAACTAGGCCATAAATTGTAGTACTTTCTTGGTTTTTAGACTTAGCTTCATTTACTGTCTTATTGTAACGATTAATACCACCACGTAACATAGCTTCCTCAAACTCTAGTTCTTTGGTTACTTGGCTTACATAATCATCTCTATCTTTAAATTTACCACCAACACCAACTTTAATAAGTTCGGCTAATTGTTGCTGTAGTAATGTTTTAGGTTCATCAGACATAATGTGAACATTCTCCTTATATTCTTTGCACTAATGCAATGTTGCACTAGTTCTGTTGCACGTTGCACAGAGACTATTGCACAGGTGCAAGTATTAGTTTTTAAAAAAAGGTGTTGCTATTAGCTAACTAATTGCACTTGTGAAAATAATTTTAAAGGAAAGAGTTCCTAAGACTAGTGCCTTAGACTTTTTCCCTTAAAACTCTCCTTTTCACAATTTATTGTGCAACAATGATTAATTAATGCAACACCCTGTGCAACAAAACTTTCCCAGTTGTTGCTTCTGGTAGGCGAGAAAGGACTTGAACCTTCACCGATTGCTCGACCAGTTCCTAAGACTGGCGTGTCTACCATTCCACCACTCGCCCAAATTTTTGTAGTGTAAATAGCAGGTTTCATTTAATTCTGCAATCTCCGATTATGACCATACATAGAGACGACTTTACTACTATCATTCTCTAATGACTGCATAGCTTCTTCCATGCCTTCATCTGTAACTTGGTTATAATACTTTAAAGCTGTGTCCTGAGATATACCTGCAAGTTTAGATATAGTCTTTATAGGATTTTTATTTTCAGCTAATCTTGTAATGAACGTATGCTTCGTACAGTAAGGTGTAATATCTAACTTTAATCTTTTAGAATATTTCTCAAACAATGTACGTAGTCTACGTTTAGTCATGGTAGGAAATAACTTTTTATCTGCTCTTGCAAAAGCTACTGACCTGTATCTTAATGCAATCTCTTTAGTTACTTCATTCATTGGTAAATCACCTGACCACTTCTTAGTTTTATTTCGAAAAAAATTGATTGTGCATTTAGTATCTTTACCTCTTGGAAACTTAATCAAATCAATAGTTAGTTTCTGAAACTCAAACTCAATACGCATACCATAGCCATTTAATAACCATCTGAAGGCATCAACAAATTCTTGTTCACCATCAAATGTAGCTTCATCAACAATATCTTGTTCATCTTGCGGTGTAATTATATTCTTTTGTTTAGTTTCAATTACAGCTTCATTCTTCCAACCCATGTGTCTAGCTATAGCATCAGGACTACTGTCTAATAATTTATCTGCTGACAATAATCTATTTGTTAAAGCATGTTTAAATATGTCACGAAGAAAACCTAATCGTTTATTTAAACTTCTTGTGTTGTAACTACCAAGATTATTTCTAGGTCTAGCTAAAATTAAATCTTGCATTTTTATTTTGAAGTTTTTGTAATGTTGCTGTGTTTGCATTTCATCTAATCTTATATCTCTTGGAAAATATTCAAGAATATCTTTCGCATAGATTTTATGATTAGTATAAGATGCTAAAGGTTCTTTTTCTTTTAACACATCTTGTATTACTTCACCTAGTATACCTACAGTTCTAACTTTCTTTTTTAATGTATTGTTAAAACCATTTGTAGATATAGTTTCTTTTTGTAGTTTCTTTAGTTTCTTAGCTTCAACTATAGCTTCATCTAATGAGTTATACTCATCTATTTGTACTGAAGCAGAAAGAGATAAAGGTTTCTTCTCACCTTTAATTCTTTTTCTTGTAAGTACTTGTAGACTGTCACCTCTACGATATATACCTTTAGGTATTTCCATTATCTAACACTCCTTATTTTTGATTTAACATGTTCAGTTGCAGGTGTAATACTTTGGCCTAACAATATCTTTTTTAATCTGATACCACTTGCAGTTAAACCAACACCTTTAAATCTACCATCTGTAGGTGCGAATGGATTATCAACATAAGTGATTAATCCTAACACTCCACCTTTAGGCTTTTCCGATAAATATAAAAGTGTTCTTGATAATGATGAAGCATTGATACCTCTACCAAAAACATCTCTGTACTTTACAGATATATTCTCGATAGATAAATCTTCCTCATCAAGTATACATATTATTTTAAACGCTAACATGTAGTGCATTGGTACACCATTTGTATGTAGCGTTTTTCTTCTAGCAGTTTCTACAGCTTTTACTTTAGCAAGAAACTCCCTATCAAAAGTTAAGTTACCTACGACTGCTTCTTTTGACATCACTTCCCTCTCTGTTCAATGTATGAACTGTTGCTTTGTGATGTTGCTCGTTAGATTTTGTTAATGCTCTCTTGACTGCCCACTCAGGTATTTCTTCAATGGTTACATCAGAATGTTTCAATGTTTTATCTACTGAAAATCTAATGCAGACATCTGCGATTTTTACAGATACAGTTTTTTCGAAGATGTTATTAATCTCAACAATCTTTTTATAAAAAGGTAACTGTGGGTTAGCGTCAATGGCAAAGACGTGATAATTAAAATCGTCTATCCGTCTAAAAGTTCTACAACGAACCTTATGCCAAACATAACAAAAGCTGTAAGCTAACATCATTATTATTTTATTTCCTAACTTCATAAACTTTATCTCCTAACTTGCAGTAATGCAACTACTAATGACTGCACTACCCTATAATTACTATATATTGTGTTTGATGTTATCAATTTACAACATTTAGATTTTTTAAATAGATAGCCTATAAATATCATTATTCAACAGAACATCAATAGAACACTACAAATTAATTTGAACTGGGTACAACATTGTATATCTAGCTTTAGCCATTGTGCTAAATTGCAACTGCAACTACCTAAATTATGTCTTCAGGTTGTTGTATAACCAGTATTTCTGCTTTGGGTTCACTAGGCTTTAGTTTATCTCTAGTATCCTCTAAGGCTTTCGCTAACTTAGGTTTCTCTAGTTTATCTAAAGCGTGACCCCAATCCTCATAGACTGGTAATGTTACTATCATTGTTACTACCCTTATTTATGTTACGTCTCTTTATATATGAAACC